TCCATTTAAACTTAGAACTTTAGAATCCTTTGATACATAGTTAAAAGTATAAATAATACTACCTATAATTACATTAGCTTCTGTAGTAGTAGTTTCATTTGTTTTTGTAATTTCCATAATCTTTTTTTATTATTTTATTAAATTAATATACAAATATAAGAAAAATATTTTATATATACAAGCTATTTATTATTTTATTAATACTAAACTGAATATGTATATGTATTTATCACTATATTAATATCCCATAGCTAACCAGTTACCAGTATTTGTCTTTCCATACTCATTAAAGTAGAAACTAGATAGGGTTAAACTAGTTATAGAGAATGCTTCTGTATTATTGTTTGATATATTGCTACCACCTATATAGAATACTCTTGTAGTAAATGCAACTGGGAAATAAACTGTATTGTTTGCTGTTGCTTGTCCCCATTGTATTATGAATCCATTACTAAGTTTCTGATATCCATTTGTAACATAACTTGCTGCAGAACTTGCTAAATAACCAGCTGATGTCCAAGGAGTACCAAATGCTGTTTGTAAACTAGCAATATTTCCACTATGAAATATCTGTTTCCAAGTACCTTGATTGCCATTTATATCGCGACCTCTAAATGCAATCTCCTCTTGACCACTAGCACTATCATTACCAAAAGCAATTTGAGAGCCATAACTATTAGCATTAGTTGAATACCAATTAAAATTCATAACAAATCCATCGAATGCAGCACTGTTAAATGTAGGTATACCAGTAGTCCCAACTCCATATTGGGCAAATTGGATTGAATTACCATTTGATGTATAGAATGTGTTTAGGTTTGTTATAGCTGTACCTAGACTAATACCATTTGCACTTCCTGCATAACCTGCACTGCCTGCTGTAGATGCATAGTTTACTGATTGTGCACCAATAGAACTACTATCAATAACTGTTTTAGTTCCTAATTTTAAAGTTATATCGCTTGCCCCTTGAAATGCTTGTCCTGAAACTTGGTCAAATTTTAAAATATGTCCATTTTCATTTCCAAAACCCCATATACCTGCACCTACCCAATTTCCTGTAAGTATAGCAACATTAGAGTAAGTTGCTGTTGTCATATTAAGCCAATTAGAACCAGTTATATTTAGTGAACCACTTAATGAACCACCTGTTAAAGGTAAATAATTAGATGGTGAAAAATTTTTAGTTGTCCATGCTTTTGTTGTACAAGTTGCAGTAACATTTAAAAAAGATGTTGAAAATGATACTCCTATACTATTTTTCCAATTAGTAGTAGATGCTGCATAACCTAAAATAATATCTCTTACTGATACTTGTGGGTAAGACCATGTTGTAGAAGTTTCACCTATATAAATCACAAAGTTAGTCCCATTATGACCTAATCTAACTGTATAATCAGCACCATATACTATAGCAAATGGACTATTAGCCCATGTATTCCCAGTATAGGTATATCCACCAACTTGAACAGAAAAGCTAGTATCAGCAGCATAGTTATAAACATCTATCCACATGCTTGTCATAGTAGCACCTATTGAAGCAGGTAGAGTTATAGTTATTGCTCCTGTAAAACCTCCATTAGATGTTATAAATAATCCCCCATTTGGAGATGACATATAATAGTCACTTTTAAATAAGCCACCAGTCCCTGTTACACTACCACTTACATTTATAGTAGCTGACTGTTGAGAGGTTTGATTCCAAATATATGCATTGACTCCACTTGGTATATCAGCTGATTGTAAATATCTGAATGATGGATTACCTGCACTTCCATTAGGTGATGCATATACCATATTAGCAGTTTGACTACCTAGTGCATTTGTTATTTGTGAACTTGTTATGCTACTAATATAATTATTAGGATTGGTAGCATTATATGGAGTAAAACCTAAAGCTGTAGTAATTTGACTTGAGGTAATACTAGTTAGATATCCCCCATAGTTTCCTAAATTATTAGTAAATTGGGATAACTGTGTGGGGAAGTCTAATACTTGTGATTTAGTTATACTAATTCCTGTAGACTTATTCCAAGCAGTAAATATGGGGTCAGTCTCGGTATATGAAGTAAGGTAACTTCCAACTGGTTGATATATTCCACTATGGCTATGGTCACCATAAGCTGCTGTAACATGACTAGTACCAAATCCAGGAAATGTAACTTTAGCATTAAAAACTAAAAAGTCTGTATAAGTAAGTAATCCTGTTGTTGTACCATTAGCTGTATATTGTGCAGCTCTAGCCATTGTATCAGTATACTGAGTAGGAATAGTAGGAAAATTAACCCATTGTTTTAATCCATTAAAGTATTGATTACTATTACCTAATCCTATAATTCTTTCATAGTTACTATTAATATAACTAGAACTATAAGTTTTAGTTAAACTAACTTGAGTATCATCTAATAATAATGTAGGGTCACCCGCAGGACCTTGTGCATATACACCAGTATCTGTAGTACCAATAAACCAATTACCATTAGTCCCAATATTAGGACTTATACCTGCTATACCATTAGCAGAAATACCTGTATCTAATTGACTAATCCACCAATTACCATCTTGTATATAAGGAGTATTACCATCTCTTCCATCAAAATAATCAACATTTTTAACTGGAGTATGTCCATCAAAATAGTCTTTACCTTTAATTGGAGTATAACCATCTACACCTCTACTACCATCAAAATAATCTACTTCTTTTATAGGAGTATATCCATCTTTTCCTTTTTGTGCTTTAGTAAAATCATCTAAAGAGCCAGTAAATCCTGCATCTTGAGAAAGTTCAAAAGCAGACTTACCATCTCTACCAGCTGGTCCCCTTTCTCCTAAACTTTTCCATCTTATACTATTTGCTTGTATAACATAAGACCTTATGATATTTTTTACAACAACATTATAGGATTGAGTAGTTTGGTTAACTATTATCCTGAAAGTTTGCATTATAATTTAGTTATAGGGTTAGTTATTTTCCATTGTCCTTTAGCAAATCCAGTGATTTTATCACCACTAGCTAAGGTAATATTAAAGTCAAAGTCATATGTACCATGAGTTAAAGTGGGTATATGTTCAGGCATAATTATCTTATGTGTAACACTTTGAGTAACACCATTAATTATTTCAGTAGTACCAATAACTAGTTTACCATTATCAGTAGAATATATAGCATGAACCATGTTAGATTTAACACAGTTCATAATAATAGAAGCTCCTGTTAAATCAACAGGAATAAGAGTAGGGTCAACTGACCCTTCTACTGCTATTTCTTCATATACTTCTAATTCTACTCCTGGAAAAGTACTACCCTCAGAAACTACATCAAATATTACTAATAAATCATCCATATTATTTTGCCTTAATATTTATTTTTTTATCACAAGTAAGAGCATTATTACAGGTCATTTTCTCTACAGTATTTTCAAGAGCTTTAATCCTATCATCTAACCTATGAACAGTTTTAATTAATTCTTCATTTTGTATTAATAATCTTTTATTATGTTCAGTCATAGTTTTAGATAAAGTATCATAGAATTTTATTTCTTCTGTTCTTGTATCTAATTCTATCTTTTTAGTTTCAGCTGTACTTTTAGCAGTATCAGCATCATTTTTTCTAACCTCTGAATCATTTTTTCTTATACCTACCACATATCCTAGGATAATTAGAAGTGCTGATATTAATCCTCCTATTAGTGTTGTCATGTATCTTTATTTATTTAAATATTTGTATGAATCTATCTTGGTCTTTTATGATATAAGGATTACTATCTTTAATATTTACTATTATAACCTCTTGTTTCTTCTGAAACCATCTTAATAAAAAGAATTTTTTAGGAGGGTTAATAGTTTCTTTTTGTCTTGATATAAAAATCTGTTTAGTATTTACAATTGATATAGAGTCAGTTATGATATTAGGATATTGTAATCTTAAATTAAGAGTATAAAATTTATCTCCAATTATAGTATCTATATCTAAACCTTTAACAAAAGTAGTATCTCTTAAAATAGTAGTATCTTTCTTAGTAAAATGGTCTTTAATACTCTGCATAGCAATTAAATTTTTATCTTTAATTTTTAGAGCTTTCTTAGTATCATTCAAAGAAACATTTAAAGAATCTTTGCTATCATTTAATTGGTCTATAGTTAATAAGAAAACTCTTGTATTATTCTTAAGAGTTGAGTTTTCATTACTATATGCCTTATTATTAATAACAGAAGCATTTAAATCTTTCTCAAGTTTATTAATAGTAGACTTCATTATTACTATAGTTAATAAAGTTATTAATATACCTATAGTACTTATTAAAACTTTCTTATGTTTTAATATAAAATCTTTAATTAAATTTAAAATTATAATCATTATATTTATTATTTAGTAGTTTTCTTATTAGCATTCTGTCTCTTAATAGCAATGTCTTGCTTTTTAATATCCATATTATCAGCATGAACTTTCTTCTTAAATTGTAAATCATCAATTTTTAATCCATGTTCTAAACTAAATTGTTTCATATCTTCAAACAATTTAGCTTGTGCAACTGGGTCATATTCTTGAGTATCTTCCTCTTGGGTTTGTTGTTGTTGACTCTTAGCATTAGCAGTTATAGTAGCAACTGTTATTTTAGTTTCATTATCTCTTTGATTCATTGAATCTAATAATTGATTACTATTAATAATATTTTGTTGCTTCATTTGCTCAATAGATTGTTCATGTTGTTGTTGAGCTTGCTCAGATTTTTGTTTATTTTCTTGCATAGCTTGTTCATTCTTTTCTACAATTCTTTGAGTCTCAGCTAATGAAGTAGTAGTATATATCTTCATAATAGTAGAGAAGTCAAGTGTTTGATTCTGTAATGCTGCTTGAGCTAATGTATCTAACTTAGAAGCTAATTCAGCTGTACCATTAGAATTATCTATAACACAACCATAATCACATTCAGCAAATTCATCACCATCAATATCCATTAATCTATAAGAAGCATCAGGTAAGATATATTGAAATTTCTTACTTCTACCTTTCATAGCTACTTTAGCTGTTTCTATAAAACACTCTAAACTTCTTTTTTTAGTATTATCATGTTGTAAGAATAACCATTCAGTTATGTGTGATGATTGTAAATTAGACCTTTCAACTCCTCCAACTGTTTCTCTATTACTTATTTGTCCCTCTCTTTGTTTAGAAATACCTGCTACTTCAGCCATTTCCATTTTAATAAACTCAAGTAGATTTATATGTTGTTGAATATAAGAACCTGTTTCAGCATCAATTACTCCCTTAGAAGCATTATTCATTGACCCTGCTAACTTACCTGTAGCTATTCCAATATTACCCTCTTTAAAACTATCTTTAATAGCTATATGATTAATTTTAGCATAGTATAACCATTTCTCAACATCCCATCCTTTAGGAACTAATGCTAAATCTAACTCAAGTATTTTACCCCAGTTAGAAGCAATTGCTTTATTTAATCTATCATGAGTAGCATCATACATATAATTATAAGGTTTCATCATATCAACCATTGAGAATGGTCTAGAATCATTTAAATTATATAATGTTCCTACTATTCCAAAGTGACATCTTGATGGATTACTTAATCTATTATACTGAACTAATCTAGGTCTCATATTCAAATAAATATGTTGTCCTATTTTAGTACCTTCCCAAGCTTCATTAATCCAATAAATACTTTCTTCTTCTCCTTTATTTTTATCTATTGTATAAGTTTCAGGATAAAATTTAAAATCAGGTTCACCTGTTTCAGGGTCATAGAATTTTACTTTTTTAATTTTTCTTTTAGACTTCCAATATACTCTAAGTACTTTAATATTACCACTATTATCATAGTAATTATTAGTAGCTGATGGTCCTGTAAATAATGCATAACTATCAATTACTACACCTTCTTCTGTAGTACCACTTAAATCATTAACATTAATAAAGGCTCTTCTTTCATCTATATTACCCATTTGGTCTGCATAAGCAGCTTGAGGTAAATGTTCAATATAATCCATATCTGCTGGAGATAATGCATCATAATAATTATCAATAATTCTACCAGGACTCCAAAAATCTTCAAGCACAATAATATCAGCATCTTCTATTCTGTTAGAGAATCCTGACCTAAATATTCTTATTTTTAATGGATTAATTCTTTGAAAGGTTGGTTCTCCTGATACTATATCAGATTGATAAATTTCTTCACCAACACTCATAGCGTCTACAAAACCTGCGTTAAATGTAGTAGGAATTTCTAATTCTTTAGTATAATGTTGTATTAAAGCATTAGCTCTAATCTCTCTAATATCTTGATACTCATAACTATAATAGTCATTTATTTTATCTAGTTCACCATTAAAC